TTTGACGTTGAAACTATGGGAGATCACCGTGGAGACCCACGGCAAAATCAGGTTGTATGGATTGCTATGGCTACCGAAGGACGTGTAGATGTTATACCTATGGGTCATCCTAACGGTGAGTATATTCGCACTGATTACCCACTTCTTCCTTCTGCTCAAGACCGTTTAATTAAAGGACTTCCACTACGTCCCAGTGATTATAGTAAAGATGAGCGCAAAGCTACAAAAGTTTTTGGTGAACCACCAGATCAGTTAAGTCCTGGTGAAGTTTTTAAGGCATTAAAGCCATTATTTTTTAGTGATCTATTAAAGATAGGTCATAATCTTAAATTTGACCTTCAGAGCATTTCTAAGTATATCGGAGGGTTACCTTTACGGCCTTACGCGTGTACTTTAAACGCTGCGTTTATTATAGATACACGCAATAGTCATCACTTAGGTTTAGACGATTGTTTAAAGCGCGAGTTTGATTACAACATGGTAAAAGGTGTGGGAGCTCAAATTGAGATCCATACTTTTGATGATGTTGCTGCCTATGCTGCTTTAGATGCTGAGTGGACATGGAAGCTATGGAATAAGTATGCCCCTAGTTTAAAAAAAGATAGTGTTCAGGGAATTTTTAATCTTGAAATGGACATTCTACATGTAATTTCTAAGATGGAATTGCATGGTGCGAATATTGATGTGAGCGCTCTTAAAGTTCTTAAGGTAGATTTAGAGACTCAGCTAGAGACTACTAAGTCCGATATATACCGTTTATCCGGTAAAGCTATTAATATTAATAGCATACATGAAAAACAAAAATTACTTTTTTCTGCGAAAAAGGATGGCGGTCGTGGACTCCGGCCTCGTATCCTGACCCCGAAGGGCATCACAAACAGAGAAAACGGTGTTGCTTCCGTTATCTCAGACTACTCGGTGTCTGAGCCAGCTCTTAAAGCGTTTCAAGGTAAAGACGCTTTAGTTGATGCCCTTCTTAATTATTCCGACTTAAATAAATTACTTACTACATATGTAATTCCGTACTTAGGTGGAGATATCGTACGCACTACTTCTGGAAGAGCTAAAACAATTGCTAAGAAGTCTTTGTTGCTTAAAGGAAAAATTCATACTGACTTTATTCAGTACGGTGCTGATACTGGAAGATTTTCAAGCCGCAACCCAAATTTACAAAACGTTCCTAATCCTCGTACAGCTAACGGCAAAGCTATTCGTAACTTGTTTATTGCCCCTGAAGGTCATCAACTTGTAGTGGCCGACTACTCTCAGATTGAGCCTCGTATACTATCTTCTTTTAGCGGTGATCGTGTTTTATGTCAAAACTATATGGACGGTGTAGACGTGTATATGACTATCGCAGATATGGTCGGTGTAGATCGTGATGGGGCTAAAACTTTAGTGCTAGGTATGATGTATGGTATCGGTCCTGAAAAAATTGCTACACAGATTGGTGTGTCTGGAAAAGAAGCGCGAGATCTTTTAGATACCTTTTCTCGTAAGTTTCCATCAATTGCTAAGTATAAAAGTAGGGTTATTTCTGAGGCACGCAGGCGTGGTCCAGTTCCTTATGCCCTTACTTATATGAAGCGTCGTCGTTATCTTCCTGAATTACTGTCTTCTGAGATGGGTAGGAGAGCTAGCGCAGAGCGCCAAGCATTTAACACCGTGATACAAGGATCTGCAGCAGACCTTATCAAGCTTGCTATGGTACGTGCAGACATTATGCTACCAGATGGTGCAGCTATGGTTCTAACAATTCATGATGAATTAGTTACTACAGCACCAAAAGAAATTATAGAAGAAACGGCAGCAGCTATTCGTGAAGCTATGGAGGGCATAAAAGCTTTGTCTATACCCATGTTAGCAGATGTTAAAATTGTAGATAAATGGGGAGAGGCCAAGGATTAATGTTTAGACGGAAAAAGAAGGTTAAAAAAGTTGAGGTAAAACATGTACCACTTCCTATATTAATTAGGCAAGTTATTTATGATTCTATGTTAGAGCCATCGGAAGGTATTGCAGAAGCTATGGGTCTTCCCCCTATATCAGATGAGGTCGCAGATATGGAAGAAGATGCTAGCCAAGAACGTTTAGAACGTATCGCTAATCTACTTCCTTTTATTGAGTCTCACTCAGGCATAACATCTCGTATAGCTGCTGCTGCATATGCTTTAGACGATGATATGGATGTAGAAAATATTTTAAATCTTAACGAACAAGATTATGAAAAGATTTATGATTTATTTAGAGTTGTGACTTTGGCTTCTTCTATCTCTTGTTTATCCACATTAGTTAATTTAGGATTAGTAGAATATACGGTGAACTATGACAAATAATGATTGGTGGTCTAAGAAGTTAGGTAACCAAACTCCAAGGCAAGCAGCTCCTCCAGTATCTCCTTCTTCTCATGTTCCTTATGCTCCTAGACCTCAACAACCTAATATGCAGGTTAACTATGATCCTGATAAAGATCAGCTAGTTACTAAGGCTAAAACATCTAAGATGTATGATCGTTGTCCTGAGTGTGGTTCTGGTAATTACTTTGCACCAACAGGTACTCAAAGAATGCGTTGTTATGATTGTGGTTACCCAATTACTCAAAGTGGGTCTGGAGTTGCTGGTACCGGAGGTAGTAGCTCTGGTCCTACTCAAAAAGCTATTCAAGTTGGACAAAATGGTGGGTTTAATCCAGGAACAATTGTAGATAGGATCGGGTAATGGTAACAACAATTAATTCAGATGCTTTAAAGATTGTCGCACAGCTTAATAAAAAACTTGGGCCTAACACTGTGGTGACTGCTAATGAAATAGTACTTTCTCCTCGCATAACTTCCGGTTCTTTAACCTTAGATGTGGTTCTTGGTGGCGGGTGGGCTATGAATCGTTGGGTAGAGCTTATCGGTGAAGCTTCCCACGGTAAGACTGCAATTGCGTTGCGTACTATAGCCGCAAACCAACAAATTAATCCCGACTTTACAGCTGTTTGGATAGCTGCTGAAGATTTTGATTCTAAGTACGCTGAGCTTTGCGGAGTAGATACCACAAGAGTTATTCTTGTAGAGACTAATAATATGGAGGATGCTTATGAAGCAGTTATTAAATTCATGGAAAGTAAATCTGTTGACATGGTTGTTATTGATTCTTTACCTGCTTTGGTTCCTGGAGCAGAAGATGAAAAAGAAATGGATGAGTTTACAGTAGGAAGAGGCGCTTTAATAACTAATAAGTTCTTCCGTAAAGTTGCTCATGCAACTAAACGCGACTTGATTGAGTCAGAGCGCCCAGTATTGGGAATGATGATCAACCAATACCGCATGAAGATCGGAGTCATGCATGGCGATCCTCGTACAACACCAGGAGGTCTTGGTAAAGACTACGCTTATAGTATACGTTGCGAAATAAAGCGTGACGAATGGCTTGAGGTAGGGACTGGACAAGAGAAGCGTCGTGTGGGGCAGACGATTCGCGTTCGCACTATTAAGAACAAAACATACCCCCCACAGCAAACAGCCTATCTTGATTTTTACTTTGCTCCGGGTGGTGTGGTAGACGCAGGTAGTTACGATTTTGGTAAAGAAATCGTGGCTTTATCTATTCTAAATGGGATCGTTGATCGTAGGGGTGGTTGGATGTACTATAATGATCGTAAGTGGCAAGGATCTCAAGCTCTTATAGATTCTCTTCGCGAAGAAATTGATCTAAAGGAAGAACTAACCGCAGCGGTTATGGATACCTTAAAATCAGCCCCTGTATTACTCTTGGGCACTGATGAAGAGTGAGGGACAAAAGCAGTCTTTAAAGCATGAAAAGCGTTTAGAAAAAGTTGCGGGCGGCAAGCGCAGTGCCGCCTCCGGAGCATTTTGGTCACGTAAGGGGGACGTCAGAACAGACGACCTCCTTATTGAGCACAAGTGGACTGGTAAGAAATCGGTAACTATCAAGTCAGCTGTACTTGAAAAGATTACTAAAGAAGCAATACTTGATAGCAGAACACCCGTACTTGGGCTGCATCTTGATGGTGAGAACTATGTAGTACTACTAGAGGAGGATTTTTTTGAACTGCGTAATGCAGTAAGAGGTGAATAGTGCTACAGAAATACGATCCGCCATGGGCTTGGAGATACGATGCCAAGTGTAGGGGAGAAGATACAGAGATATTCTTTCCCCCCAGAGATAAAGAACTTTACCGCCCTATAGCAGAAAAGGCTAAAGCAATCTGTTGGGGTAAGGATGGAAAACCGCCGTGTCCTGTACGTAAAGATTGTCTTAAAGAAGCAATATTAAATGATGAGTTGCATGGAATTTTTGGTGGGTTATCTCATCGAGAACGAAACTCTGACCAAAGAAAAATGAAGAAGCACGGTCTAACATTAGATGAGTGGCTTAACATGGAAGGTAAATATGTCAAACCCAGCGACGATACCGAGCAAGGATCTAAAAGCCTTTCTTAATAGTACTAAAAGAGAGACTCGTTTAATAGGTGCTTTAGAGCGCCATGTACTTACCAAACCTTTTGACAACCGCGATCAAACTTATATACACCCCTCGGACATTATTAAGCCAGAGTGGTGCGCCCTTGCACAATACCAGGCCCTTAAGGGAAACTATATTGAGACTAGGGATAAGACAACCCTTCGTCTAGCATCCATATTTGCTGAGGGCCACACCATTCATGCTAAATGGCAAATGTGGTTTAGGGAGATGGGTGTACTCTACGGTATGTGGCACGGTCCTACAGGTAAGGGGTGGGATCTATCCTCTAACAATGTGGATCCTGAAGATGAGTATTTAGAGGTACCGCTACGCAGCGATAAGTATATGATGCGTGGACATGCAGATGGTTGGATTAAAGGATTAGGCGATGACTGCCTTATTGAGATTAAGTCTATTGGTACAGGCACCATACGTATGGAAATGC